GGCGTTCCACTTACATCAACACCACCCACAGCATCCAACTCAATCTTACGAACAACATGCTCATCTAGCGTCGGAGCAGTCCCAACCCAATGCTGTCCATCCGTCACGCTTGCGTGATAGTTTACTCCAGCAAAATCCCCATCAGCATCATCCAACAACTCATCATCCGCATAAAGCAACGGTCCCACACTACCGCTAGCATATACTTTCTTTTCAGCCATTTCTACACCACCGCAAAGTTAACTTCGTTATCATCCAGCAAATCCTCATCATACATCTCTTTGAACTCAAGATCATCATCTTCGGGCCCAAAATCTTCGGGGTCAAAGTAATACGCAAACTGATCCATAACCGGCAGTAAATGACTCAAACCATCCGCGCAATCCCAAAGCTTTGGCCTCGGAAACATAACCAGTTGGCTTTCCAGCTTTTGACAAGCCGCTTTGTTATGATAGATAAAACCCATCTTATAATATGTTCCCAACTGTGAAACCCGCTCCGCTTTCTTCGATCCACTAGCACTTATGCTATGATAGATTGGAACTGTAGCTCCAGCCTTAATGCGCATCCGCATAAGGTTCTCAATCGGCTGCGAAATCCATCGATCAATACCTGTCGTTTCCACAGCCAACACCATCGCACGAAAGATCTGACTTTGATCGAACATATGGTTAAGCAGCTCATCCGGCTCCATCTTACCTGCAACTATGTTGCGAACAAAGATCTTTCGACTCTGCCGATGTATTCCCACGACAATAACTGCACTATCCGCACTTGACAACTTCACTGTTTTCGCAGGATCCACCAACACGATGTTAGTCAGCTCCCTTATGGGAATTCTCTCTGGCTCTCTCGCTCCACTTTCATAGACCAGCAATGCGTCCCCGGATTCCACGTAGTATTTAAAATACTCCGGTTTGAAAACAGCATCTTCTTTCGATATCGGAAGGTTCCGAAACTCTCTGTAGAACACATCCAACAAACCTTTTTCCTTGTGACTTTCGTGCTCCTTCTTAATATCTTCATCCGAGATAAACTCCGGTGCATTACTCCGCAGCTCATCATCACAAAGCTCTAACCTTATACTTTCCCAATCACTGGAATCTAACAGTGTCTGCAACAGGGCATTTTCATGCTTAAGTGTGTCGATATAGATTATTCGCCAATCCTTCCGAACCCGACTAACCGCCTTCAACAAATCTGCGAAAAACCATATCTCAAGTTTCCGCCTAAGTTCTTCATTCAACACTTCTTCTGAATCTTCCAGATCATCAACTATGAAGAAATCAGGCCGAGAATTGCGATAAAGTATTCCACGAATCTGCTGTCCGGCGCCCCTTGGATAAACCAACGTTCCAATGCTATCCTGCTGAAACCTTGCTACCCAGCTTTTCTTTGAGAACGTTCGATCAATAGCTTCACCACCAACTGTATTCACTTGACCAAACAGTGTTCGAACCAACTCATTCGATGCCAGCTCAATTTTCAAGTTCTCCGTCTGTAACACCGAGCTGTCAAAGCTCTGACTCACGTAAGGCAGGAACTTTGAGTCTTGAAACAATATTTGCTTTGCAGCATAAGCCAACCCAACGATCGACGTTTTACCAATTCCACGTGGTGCAGCAATAGCAACCTTCGGTGCACCACTATCAATTAAGTCGAATATCTCGTCGTGCAATCTCGAGAACGGGACGTCGAAGCGTTCAGGAAACAGCACCCTAGCCAGCACTTTGGTCGACTTATAACTCTCAACCAAAATATCCTGCAGCTCAGAGTCCTTTATATTTTTATAGTTAATTTCCATAGTGTGGTGTAAAACTATCGCACTTTAACCTTTGATTAATAGCCATCTCTTCGGTAGTTATCGTCTTCTCTTTCTTCTGGCACCAGTGAATCAACCTTTGCTTGCCAGGCTTATAATCCATCCTTAAATATCGAAATACACAGACGTAGCAAGTATTCTTGTTTTTCATGCCTTTCGCAATTTAATTGCAGTAGAGTAATCACTTTTGCTTCCATACCTCAACTGCTTTTTCAGTCGACCGCCCAACGATATATCCACCAACTCCAAGCTTTAACAACGCCCACATATCAGGTGGGATCTCCATCATCACATTCAAGCTAAACAACGCGCCCAACCACGGATTTAACACGTAATTGTTGAAGATAATCAACCCAAACAGTGCCATTAAACCTGGTCGCCAATTCCGCTGAAGCCAACTCTGCCCCGTGGCCTCAGCCATAATTACATCAGCTTGAGCCCTTATCTCGGTCGTGAACCGTTCCAAATCACTCTTGTTGAAAACCTCTGTCAACTGAGCTTTAAGCCGTTCAGCTTCATCCTTGTCCAACACAGCTTTGTCAACAAGCCCAATAACGCCGTCCAGAATCTTTCCTACTACTGGTAAGGCAGCTAAAAAGCTCAATGTTTTTCTCCTCTTACTTCCCTTAGATAAATATTTAACTTCGCTAGCTCCAAATTCATTTCAATCATTACCTCTGTTAATTTCTCAGTCTTCTTCTCAAACTTAGAGGTCATCTCACTCATTTCTTGCGCAGAAACACCTTGCACATAACCTATCCAGCCAGCCATAGCACTAAAGCCAAGCAAACAGACAAAAACAGCCCACACAAAAACATACTTCGGAAGCCTAGCTTCGGCATAATCCCAGAGTTTCTCGAGATCATTAACCTTTTCACAAATTCTACCATGCTCTTCACCACAAGTTTCCATAAACATATCCTAATCGCTTGGGCTTGTAGCCGCCAAAGCCAAAGCACCTGTAATTGAGAAATTGCCTCCGGTTCCCTTATTGGTTGCAAAAACCGTTGCTGCGTCGCCGGGCCTTACCGAAAAATAGATAATTGGAGATGTTCCGGTCGGCCCACTTCCGTCCGGACTCAAATCAACCGGCTTTAGATTTGAGCTTATGAATTTTCTTCTATTTGCCTCAACCGAAAAATCGAGATATTGCCCAAATGCAAGATAAAACTCTGCAATATCGGCTGTCATTTTGCCTGCTCCGGCTGTATCCGCACCAATAGAATGATCAACAACAGTATAGTCCAGATTGCTATTTACAGCCTGAACCACGGTATTATCGCTAACGTCTGAAACATAAAGATGTGTTGTGCTTGTCGCTAAAGACCATGAAGCGAGATAATGCTTCCATCCCGCAGCTACCAAAATGGCAGAGGTGTTAATATCAAGAAGATCAACTCCTGCATAAAATCGTACCTTATTTGCGGCTTCTCGAAGTATAGTAAACTTATCACCCTGTGAATATTGAATTCTATCATACCCCCCGTCCTGGCCCCACTTTGCCCAAAAAGAAGCAATGCCCAGCTTACTATCTGCGTTTCCGCTAAGATCAGCGCCCCGGGTTGTCCAATCATTTGAGCCGTCGAAGGTGACCGCATCGACCTGAAAGCTTTTAAGTTTAAGTGTCCCCAACATTGCAGGCCAAATCATTAAGCACCTCCATCTGTAAGCGTACCTTGACCTGTTTGCACTATCCAATCATATACGCCGGAAGCAGTCTCAAACGTGAAGTATGTGAAGTAGTCTCCAACAGCCGGCGTAGCTAATGAAGCCTTATCCCCATCGTCAAGTGCAGTTCCATCAAGATAAATCTTGTCACTACCTCCGGCCTTAAGGTTAAAGGCTCCCTGACCGGCGGTGGCAATCGTGACAATCCCGTTATAACCCTCCGCAGCTACAGGAAGTGTTTGAGTATTTGCTTCAGTCTGGCCAAGATTAGAAATAATTGTACCCGAAACCTCAGCAGCCGTAAGTGTATCAGTTGCAGCCTGGGTTATCGTGTCTATTTGACCTCTAATGAACCCAGGAGTCGTAGTTCCGATTGGTCCTGGTGAGACCAGAACAGCATTCACGTTCGTTGAATCTGTAATATCTGCAGTGGCTTCAATCCCATCGAGCTTGGTCTTATCGCCATTCGCGAACGCACCCTCTGAAGGTGGAGCTTGGTAATCGGTATTCGAAACTGCAGCAGCTATAGTTCCTGCACCATTCGCCTTAACGAG